GTATTCTTTACGTTTGTAGATAGCCTATCTGAACTTACTGTTGTTAGAGCCATGTGTTATACCTCCTTAAGTCTGTTCTAAGTAACTTACTGATACATCTAAAGCAGTTGCCGTTCCTGCCCTGACTCTCAGGACATCACTTGACTCCATAATTATTTTTGATCCACTTATTATTTCTAATGATGATCCTGCAGGAACTGGAGCGTTTCTTATTATATAAACATCATCTCCTGTGTTCGTTACTAAATAAACATCAACATCAGCACTTGATGCTGTCTTGTTTGAAACTAAACAACTTAAAAGAACTAAAGTTGCTGAACCTCCAGCTGTTACGACGTTAGTGTTAGTGCTACTAACAGCGTCTGTAACAACACTTGATTTAGTATCAATTTTAAAGGTGTTTGCCATATTAACTTAAAGCGAGTATGAGAGCGAGTTGGTCAGAAAAATTAGTAGTTCCATTTACAGTAATATTCCCGGTTATGTTTACATTACCTGGAATTGTGACCACACCAGATGAATCTATTGTAAGCCTTGCAAATCCACCGGTTACTAATGATATCTGATCTGCACCGGCACTTATTATTCCTGTATTAGGATCTCCAGCGAACTTCAAAGCACAGCTGGATAATGAACCTAGACTAAAACTGGAATTACTTCCATCTTCTAACAGTAAAGGAAATCCACCTACTGTAGTTGCATCATGAATACAGACAGTTTTCTTCTGAGTATCTACAGTTACTTCACCTACTGCTCCTGTAAAAGCAGAATGCTCACCTGTTGTTCCTCTTCTAAATTGTACTTGGGTTGCCATAATACTATCCTAAAGCCACTGCTATTGCAGTAGCAAAACTTTCTGTGCTGATTGTTCCATCTGTATTTGGAACAGTCATAGTTCGAGTTGTACTACCCGAAATTCCTGAACATTCAAATGCAAGTTTCTTAGAAGCATCTGAATTATCTTTTACTCTGAAAACATTATCTGCAAACTCATTAGTTGCACCTGCAGTCACCTGATTATCTACATAGGCTGTTGTTGCTACTTTAGTTGAGTTATCACTGGCAGATTGAGTTGTTGCTGTAATACCATTAGCCAATGCTCCAGAGACTGTGTTGTTTCCTAAAACAATAGTCTTATTTGTTAATGTTTCAGATCCTGTTGTAGAGACAAGAGTTGCATCACTTACTGCAGTGTTGAACTGAGCAAGAGTTCCAGAAACTGTATTACTTCCAAAAGCAATAGTTTTATTTGTTAGTGTCTGAGTAGCTCCTAATACAACTAAGGTATCACTAACATCTGGAACCGCAAATGTTCTAGTCGTACTTCCAGAGACAGCCGAAGCATCAAAAGCAACTTGCTTCGTATTATCTGTACTGTCTATTACTCTGAAACCACCTGTTTTTGTTACAACAGCATCTGCTGTTACAGAGGTTAACCCACTAAATGTTGTAATACTACCGCCCAGGGCAACACCAGTGCCCCCAATAGTAATAGAACTGTTAGCAAGTTGGGAGTTGGGGATAGCATTAGTACCAAATTCTCCTGTACTTGAGTTATAAGTTAATCCTGATCCAGAAGCAATACTTAGTGTGCTTAATAACGCAACCGTTCCTGTGGCATCAGGCAAAGTTATAGTACGAGAAGCAGTTGGGTCTGTAACAGCTAATAATAATTCGTTTGCATCTGCACCTCCAGATGCACCTTCAAAAGTAATACCTGCTCCAAATCCTCCACTACTAGCAGCTTGGAGAATTATATTTCCAGATCCTCCTTGTGCTCCTACTTGTAATCTTGTTATTGCTTGTATATTGGTTAATGATAATCCACTAACTGTATCTCCTAAAGAAACTATGTCACTTCCTAGAGTTATAGTTGAGTTTGCTAAATTACTGTTAGCAATTGAAGATGCAGTTGATAATATAGTTCCTGTTTCATTCGGTAATGTAAGAGTTTTATCTCCACCTGTTGCATCAGCTGCAGTAAGTATTGTTTCATTTGCATCAGCAGTTGATCCTTCAAACGTAATATTTCCACTACCAATCTCAATAGCACTAGCTGCATCTTCTACCCCTGCTATTAAAGTTCCTGAAGCTAAAGAAGTTAAACCAGCAATAGTTGATCCTGTAGCTCCAAGTGCTATTGCAGTGCTTCCAATAGTTACATCATCATTCGCTAATTGAGAGTTGGGTATTGCACTGGTTCCAAACTCTCCAGTTCCAGAGTTATAAGTTAGACCAGATCCGGAGGCTACACTTAGTGTTCCTCTTACATCTGAATCAGATGGACCTGTATATGTGATTACTCCAGTTGAACTGTTGTAAGCAAGACTTCCCTGACCTCCAGCATCAGTTACTGATACTGCTCCTCTAGCCCTGGCATTTGTAAAATATAAATTAGTATTTTCTCCAAGGTCGGCTGTAGTATTACCAGCAAAGTCTAATTTATCTGAAGGAGTATTAACTTCTTGAAATAAACCACTTACCAGCGTAATAGCCTTACGTGTTGCCATCTTTTAATTACTACTTTTAGTTCCTTATTTAATAAAAAACTTTTATTATTCTTCTATTTTATCTTTAACAATTTTACCCCAATCGAATAGGTCGCTTTATTTGCACAGTTAATTCTGTTGTATTTGGAGCTTCACCTACACGAGTTACAAATTGGCCAGAACCAGAAGGTGGTGTTTTAGTAAGAAGTCCTGGAGTTGTAGCAGAAACAAAAAAGATATCTCCAGCATCTAATGTCTGTGATACAGCTGCCTGTCCTACTACTATTGCTCTTACATTTTCTCCTGCAGTCTTTGTAGTTTCTGCAACACCAAAGACAGTTGCTTCATCTAATGTTCCATCTGCTCGTGCTTTACCTACCTTTCCATCACTGGCTCTTATATAAAGTGCATTACCCTGAGTCACATCTTCAAAACAGATAAGCTCTACACCGAAAAGTTTAAACCCAGAATCAGCTGGTGCAGTATCTTTGAAATCAAGAAGAGCACCTACGACACCTTCAAAGTTAGAGGCATAAGGTCTATGGTTAGTTTCGCCTGCCATTATACTAAGAGAACTGGAGCTTCTATATGAGTAGCAAGTTTAGTTGTTGTGGCAGCTTCACCTACACGAGTCACTGCCTGACCTGAACCAGATGGTGGTGTAAGAGTGATAGCTCCTGCTGTGGTTGGTGATAGAAAATAAAGATCTCCTGCATCTAAACCTGATAAATCTATTGTTCCTGCAACTATCACTTTTACAGTTCCGTTAGTAGTAGCACTATTGTTAGCAAAACCTACAACAACAGCATTTTCTAAAGTACCATTAGCTGCACTGGCTTTTCCTACCTGCCCATCAGCTGTACGCATAAATAAAGCATCTCCTTCAGTTACATTTTCAAATACAGTTGCATTGAAACCAATACGATCTGCTGGTGAGAAAGTAGGAAAACCTTCTTTTAAATCTACTATTGCATCAACTAGACCTCGAAAATTATTCTCATAGGGAGCACGAGTTTTAGTAAATCCATTAGCTGTTAATATATCTACCAGAACTTTTACAGCACCTTCTACATTTGGTTCAGCACTAGCCATCTAATTTAAAATCTGTATATATTTATTGTAAGTTGTTAAATCCTTTAGAATATAAGTAAAGAGAAACAAAAGATTTAATGGACCCAGAAGTTATTGCCATTGCTATAACCAGTGGACTAGCAGCTTTCACTGGTGTTATAAAATCTTTGAATGGTTTCAATGAAAAAATTCAGAGAAGATTTAATAAATTACAGGATGAGATCAATCGTGTTGAAGATGATATGATTCGTGGCTATGTATTGAAGCAGGATTTCATACGTGAGATGGATGTAGTCCATCAAAAACTGGATAGAATACTAGAATTAATGATCAAACAGAACTCTAAGTAATCTTAGATAATATTTTTATAGCTTTCTTACGTGTCTTACATTGTTGAGCTTTGAGATTAAGTTTAATTAATCTCCAGTGATCACCTGCTTGTTTTATTTGTTTTTCTTTATTCATACAATGTTCACAATTACACTTTTCTTTTAGTTGATTGCTGTCCATCCACCTATACTTGTTCTATAGATATGTAAAGTGGTAGTTGATTCTATAAAATGCAATTGACCATTTACAGGATTAGAAGGAAAACCTGTATTAGTTGTGGAAGCTACTGCTTTTGCATACTGCCAGTTAGTCCCATCATGCACTCTAAATAACTCTGTACTTGATGTATCAAGCCAAGATTCACCTTTAGAAAAACTAGTAAATCCAGTTGGTGCATTGTTAGGTTGAGTAGATCCTACATGTATAGGTCCAACTTTAATTAAACCTGTACTGGGAGAAGCAACATTATCTGCAAAGAATAATCCGGGATCTCCTGAATTTATATTTACACAAAGTTCACCTGCACTTATTCTGGTTGGTACTGGTCTGTCATTTAATAAACTTGATCTTCTGCTTTGAATCTGTATTGTCATATTTAATTAAGATAGAGTCCTGCATCTACATTTATGGACTGCTCTACACCTGGATTATAAGTTGAGCAATCCATAGAACTTATTCCTGCTCCTGTTATTGGTTCTCCGTTTAAATAGTTTCCTCCCTCTACTTCTCCAAACTGAAAGTCAGGAGTAAAGTCTGTAAGTGGTTGATTAACTAATCCGATACGAACATCTTCTATCAATTTAAAATCTAGATTTAAAACTTTCTGCATGGACATTAATGTAGATGCTGCACTATTTAATAACTTTCCATCACGACTTAATTCTCTACCATCACGTCTGATAGTATCTGTAAGTTTCATAGTCACAAGAGTAGGATCAAACTGTGCTACTTCTTCTGGTGCATTTCTCTGTCCAAATTCAATATCTTTATTTCCTGTCCAAGGTAATCCATAACCTAGAAGTGCCATTCTCTCTGCAGCTTTTCTAGTACGTTCCTGTTCTTTCTCAAAGTTTTTATAAAACTTATCTAGAGCATTACCAGCTGGTTGATCATTAGGTTCAAGCAACCAGGTGTTCACATATTCATGTATCTTTAAATTACTTACAGTACAGTCACCCTGTGTAGTGCCAGAGAAAGGATATACAATTACTATTGTATTTTCATCTGGAACAGAATTCACTACATATTGACCATCTAATAAATCACCACTGGTAAAATCAATAGCTACTCTTTTATCTGGAAGCAAACCATGATTGACAATAGTTATTGTCACATTCGGTCCATCTTGTTGATATCGCCCTTCGAAACTAAATTGATCATTACCCTCATCATGTTTCATAGACCATAGAGCTGCATAGATATGTTTACACCAACGAGTCTGATAGTATAAAAGACCTGAAAGAGAACCCTCTGGATCATCATTATATTCAGGTACCTGATAGAAATTACCTGTAGGTGCATATCCAAAATCATTAAAGACTCCAGGATTATCTCTAGAATCAATTACATTACCTTCTCTATCTTGTCTTTCTCCAGGTATTACACTTTCAATACCTGTAGTAGGAAATCTTTCGTCAGTTGTATCTTTATATAAATTATATTTTCTACGACGCATAAAGTCTGGACAATTACATTGATATCTTATTTCTGTAGTAAGAAATCTATCTTGTCCTGCAAGAAACCCTCTATGTGCAGGCGTTACTGTTTTAGGTTTATTGTTAACAAGTTGTACACCATAACTTTCATCACGTTTAAATAATATTTCATCAGTAGTTAGATCAACTCCAGTGACCGTATTACCTACATAATTATTGAAATCAAATCCTTTTATTCTTCTTTGAACTTTTAAATTACCACTTGCTGTAGCACTAACAATAGATTCAGCTGTAAATTCAGTTGTACTTGTGACTATTATTTTATATAAACCAGTTTTTGTATTACCAGATGTCACCTTCAAGAAAACTTGATTACCTGTAGATAATCCATGAGGAGAACTACAAGTCACTGTTACTGTATTACCTGATTGAGAATAAGTAGAGTTAACTCCTGAATCACGTTCTACTACACGATCAACAAGTCTTTCACCAGCCAACAATGTAACAGGTGTTGGCATACTTCTTATCTTCACTCTCTGTTCTGTCCATCTGGTATCAGCAAATCCTTCTGCAGTATCAGAAAACTCCTGTCTCACATTTACAGTTCCAGCTGTTGTTACCGACGCTGAACTTGTACAGGTAAAAGTATCATCAGTTGTAGAAGTTATAACTAATGTTTCATCGACTGCAGTTCCAGATGTGTAGTCAAGGAATACATTTTCTCCTACACGTAATCCATGGTTGACTAAAGTTACAACAACAGTGGTACCAGATTTGTTATAAGTTCCTGCAGTTGCTGCAGTGACATATCTAACAGAATCAATGGGTAGACCAAGATCATAAAGATTAAGACTATTGGCATCACGAATACCAACTGTATGTTCTCCTTCTTCATTACCAGCACTGGGAAAAGTAAATATTCTTACAGGTACAAAAAGACCTGGAAAATATTGGAATGTAAAGAACATTCTAAAGTCTCCCCTGGTGTTTCTGCCTGTAGCAGATGATCCTAAATATTGTTGAGTTATAACATAAAGTTCATATCCACGTCTCCATCTACACCATGTACTATCAAAATCATAGAATCTTATTTCACTATAATCGTCTTCTCTGCCTATAGGAACAAACTGATATGGTATTTCAGTGTAGTCACCTTGATTTGGTTTTTCTCTTTTTAGTACTGCATCTGAAAAACCTTTAAAAGAATTATCGAAAGAAGTACCAAAACTAGATCTTCTTCTTGGCATTCGATTTAATAATATCCACCCTGTATATTTACATAGAATCCATTTGTTAATGAACCTGTACCACTTATTCCTACATGTAAAGCTGACCCACGAGGTAACATTAATCCTCTTAGTTTAGGAGCAAGTGTGCTTGTAGCACTATTGAAGTTACCTCCTGCATGAGCAACAGGTGAATTTATAAGTGGAAGTATTAATTTTTCAGTTAAACTAAAACTCTGATCTGCAGGAACAGATTCAACACTAGCAGTAAATAAAGGTAAGAACTGTGTAGTTCCTGTCACTGTAGTAACACTTGTTAAGTAAAATACAAAATCAACAGGCTTCTGAATATTTACATTACTGCTAGTTATAGTTCCTGAAGCAGAACTATTTGCAGTAAAAGTATTTGTGCCAGTTACAGCTGTTACTGTCACTTCCTCAGTAGGTGCTCCACCACTCTGTACATCAAAAAATAATTTCTGTCCTACTTTAAAATTATGATTGGCTAAAGTAACAGTCAGAACAGCAGCAGCTCTTGTATATGTGGCTGCAGTTGCTGTTACAGAATCAATAACTCTATTAACATCCTTTGTATATCTGATAAATATTTCATCAATATATGCACCACTGATTTGAGTATCTGTTAATGCCTGGTCAACATCAAATACTTTAGTTACATTACCAATTGATGTAGGTAACAAACTGGTAGAGAATAATTGTCCTGTCTGTGTTCTTACAAGAGTACTATTAGATGCTGGTCTATCCAACATCATTGGTTGTTTATTTGTTGAGGTAGATGCCAATTTACTGTCCTTCTTTTAAGTTTATTTTAGCGTGAGTACTATTTGTCCTCTTTTTTCTTTTTAGCTTCTCTAGCTTTTTCTAGAGCTTCTTTACGCTTTTCTTTATCAGACATCTCTTCACCATCTTCTTTCTTCTTATTTTTGTTTTTAAAATATTCAAGAAGCTGTGGAGGCATCTTTCCTTTTTTGTCAGCCATAGTAATTAAGTAAGTGCTATCTAAGTTCTGTAGCAAACATGAGTCTTGTTCCAACTGCTACATCAGCTGGTCCAGGAAGTGCTTGTATGAACTCAGCACCCTCACGATTAAATCGATATCTAGCTTGTTCAGGATTACGATAATTAGGTACGTAAAGATGTTGAGCTAAACGATCCGTCTCATATAAGTATATACCAGTCCATGTTTTGAGAGTGTCAGTATAATCAGTAGTACTGATGGTTCTATCCACGTCACCAGCTATGTTTTCACGTCTTCCAGCAGGTGTAATATTGTTATTCAGAATCCCTGTCATATCCGTTCTTTTCTCTGCTTCATCACATCTTCCCACCTGTTCGATTATTTTACTGACCCAGAAAGAATCCTGAACATTATTTAATGCTTCTTCTAATCTGGCTAAGTCACCGGCTGGTATAGATGTTTGATTATATCCCAAATGCCATTTACATTTTGATTTAATAAATTCATCAAGTTGCATTATTCAACACGAATAAGATTATCTTTTATTAGTTCATCCCAGTCGATACGCTTAATAGATTTAAGTTGATCTAACTTAATGAACTTCTCGCCTAACATGGAAGATTGTAAATCTTTTATCTCCCTAGCTGTCTTTAATCCTACACCAGGCAACGCATCAGCAAGTTGTCTAGCACTAGCAGTATTGATGTTTACTCTGGTATCTACAGGAAAGATTTCTTTCTTTGTAGGTGTTGCAGGTTTAACACCTTCTGATGCTAGTTGAGCAGTCAGACGTTCTTCAGTTTTTATTTTTTCTGTGGTCTCCTGTAGTTGAGGGATCAGATCTGATTCATCTACATAATGAACTTCATCCTGTGCATCAGTACACATAACAATTCCATCACCATGAACTGAAACTTTTTCAAGTAATGCACCTGTTGGCTTGTATCTGTATAACATTTGATTAATTAATTATCTATATAAATAGAATAACAACCCATACTTTTAGTGCAAATAAAAAAGCCGAGCATATGCCCGGCTCCTTTATAAATACATCAAGTATTATGCGTCACCGCCACCTATCTGAGATGCAAAGTCTACTAGACCTTGAACATCATTCCAGCTTACTGGATCAGATGGACGAATGTAGTTAACTCTACATAGGATGTATGCAGCTTTACTTTCATCAGAAGCAGTATCAGAGATGAATACTCCATCTCCGTTAACTGTAGTGCTAGTAACACCATCGACGTTATAAACCTTAAAGGTTGTGTCGGCAGTTACTTTATACATCATGGAATTTTCTGCGTTAGCTGCAGTAATACCACCTGTAGTTACAGCGGTCCAGAATGGAACTACTCCATCAACTGTTCCGTCTGTTGAAGTCATTCCTGTTCCTTGAGCAATACCGGAAGCACCGATATCAAGTAAGGAAGATGCAGCAGCTAAACCATTAGCCTGGTTAGCAGGTACACCAAGAGGTGCTCCACTGTTGTCAGGACCTAAAAGAAGAAATTCTCCGTTAGTACCCTGAAGATCAGTTGTTACTGGAGATGCTGGGAATGTTGGTAATCCACCTGCAGGAATATCCTGAGCGATTGCCAAAGAAGCTTGGTACACATAAGCAGGCTTTGTTGAACTTGCTGGTACCACTAGAGATGTACGATCATCTCTAACACGATCATCAGGACGACGATCTGGAGAAGGAATTGTGATGTCGAAACTCTTGAAGTTGGCTTTTGTTCCTGATTTATTAGAAACTTTAATAAAACCAATTTGCTCGTAGAATTCGAGACCAGGCCATCCATGTACACCCTCCTTGTTATAAGAGGATAGTTTGTTGATCTGATTACCGGGCTGTAATATTGCTCCGGCATTTGATTTATATGTTGCCATAGTTAGTTATCCTCCTTAATCTGAAACTGTGAATGCGACTGTGATGAAGTCCTTATTCAAGTTTGCAAAGCCAGCATATAGCTGCCAGATCAAAATGATAAATCTGCTGAAGTCATCATTGTTGTTAATGAGAACCTGAGCATTAGGACCACCCACACCAACACCAATTGCCTGTGGACCAAAGAATATAGCTGGAGGAGTGTCGTGCGAAATAGCACCGGCACCATCATTTATATTCACAGTGATTGACTTGGAAGGCATGTTAGTTGTTTCGAAGAACCTTACACCTTCAAACACGAAGCCTGATGGCATAACAGGTTCACCAGCTACGAATTGAGCTTGTCCGAACTGTCCACCTTGGTAGATAGAAGCATTAGGAGCACCCATTCCCATAAGAGGATTAGGCTGACCCATACCTGGATATCTAGCAACCTCTCTGAAGCCTGCATCAGCTCTTAGATCTTTCATGAATGAAGGATCAGCTACACAACGGTAGTAGCCATCTGCAAAAACAGGAACATTACGCTTACGTAAGCCTTTTACAACTTCGAGAAGGTCTGTTTTGACATTAAATTTATAACGCTCAGAAGCGAATTCTGCAGCGGTATATGTAGTCAAGGTTGTGGAGTTTGTCTTTACCTTGTTGTTTGGGTAATAGTATCCACCTTGTGTGTCACTTGACTGACCACGTGACTCAGACTTGAATAGTTCATCAAGGAATACTCTGTCTCTCCATCTTCTGTAGTCATCTAACAATGTTAGAGAACCAATTGATTGATGGAACATGTTGAGGTTACCTGTGTCTAACAGCAAACGCTGTGCAGTCATTAGGGTCTCACGAGCAATCTTGAATGTACTTGGAAGATTAGTATTAGCTGGATCTGCTGGTCCTGTGTACTCACGGAGTGAGACAAGAACTTTGTCTTTTACGATTGATCTGCTGTTTGCAGTACCAATTGTTTGATCCTGTGTACGCTCTCTAGATGTCTTTGTGCCTGGAGCACCGAAGAATCTATATCTATCTAACTGTACAGTCTGACCGGGTTGTTTTGTAAAATCGTGTACTACGACTGGCTCTGTGGCCATTTCCACGATGTAAGCTGGATGGGGACGGTATAATTCCGCACCAAGCAGCTTCGGAAAATCGTTATCTATAAACATATTTTAAGTTTCAGTTATTTGCTCTGCTATTTGTAAACAAATATACAGACAAAGCTGTGTTCACTCCTGGAACCAGGGTTCCATTAAGACTAATTATATCAGTACCTTATTTATGCACGTTAATAATATTTTAGATTAAATTGTGCTGGGTTGTTACTGTTAGACTGAATAGCGAATGTTTTAGTTTGAACACTTAAGGCATTTTCTCCCCTAACCGAGACCTATAGGGAGAATAAATTACGTCTCTCATATCCACCATTAAAGGGACTGGTGGAAATATTAATATCGCTCTACCCTTGAGCCCTATTAAATTTTTAACGTCCTAATGACAACTCTTTCAAGAAAAGAACAATTAGGCATCCTTACAGGATGGCCTGAGTTCTGCAAGTGGGTCACAAACACAAACAACCGCATCTATGTAGGTTGGTTTGGTGTTCTAATGATTCCTTGCTTATTAACAGCAGCAGCATGTTTCATAATTGCATTCATCGCTGCACCACCTGTCGACATCGACGGTATTCGTGAACCAGTAGCCGGTTCTTTCTTATATGGAAACAACATCATCTCAGGAGCAGTCGTTCCAAGTTCAAACGCAATCGGACTCCACTTCTACCCAATCTGGGAAGCAGCTACGATGGATGAGTGGTTGTACAACGGAGGACCCTACCAACTCGTTATATTCCACTTCCTTATCGGTATCTCAGCTTACATGGGACGACAATGGGAACTTAGT